TCATTCAAGGTTAAATTATCGATAGTGGTTGTGCCAACCAAACTGGTTGCACCGGTTACATTAAGTGTTGAAAGTGTGGTCAGTGCTGATGATACCGCTAGTGTCGATCCTAGGCTGGCCGCCCCTGTGATTGTCGCTGTGCCAGAAACATTTATAGTACCGTCAACTATTAGACCATCGTTGATATTGATTATAGTAGAATCGTCCGAACTAAAGGATGTGCCTTGGATCTTTATCGCTCCAAACACAACTGAACCTGTACCGTTGGGCACCAAATTAATGTTCTCGTTTGTCCTTAGACCCTCTATGTTGTTGTCGTTGATCTTTATTGAAGGAAACGATACAGATCCTGTTCCCGATGGTACGAAAACTATGTCGTCGTTTGACCTTGTTGCACTGATCTCATTTCCAGCAAAAGTCAGATGCCCTGAGAACAACGGTGAGTTATAAAGCTCTGTGAAGTTATCATTGACTTTGTCCATTGCGACACGAAGAGTGTCACCTGTTCCGTCATTTGCGTTTGTTCCTAGGTTTAACGATTGCTGTGCCATGTTTATACTTCAATTACCCTTCTAACCACTTTAACCACGTGGTCGTTAGTGTTATTTATTGTGCCTCTCAACCTTAAATTTCCACTGTCAATGTCTGCGGATACTGTGATCAAGTCAGTGTGACTACCTGCATGTGCGAATGTACTTACATATGCTGTTGACCCGTCGTGCACCACGTTTGCTTCAAAAAGTTCAAATTTTGATCCAGCGGCATCTACTACCTGCACATTGTATTTGGCTACCCTGTATACCGATGCTGAGACAGAATCAAGTGTTGCTACCGCGGTAGACGTACCTTCGCCTCTTGTGAGGTTAACCCTGTATGCGTTTACCGTAGTTGATCCGCCCGAAGTCGAAGTTGCTGAAAGTGTTGTTGTAGTTCCAGAGTGTCCAGCGGTCAATAAAATTTGATCTGAGCCTTTTGTACTGTTAAGTCCATACTGTGAGATGAATGCGGTTGTGCCATCACTCACTACCGCGGCTTCAGTGATGGACGAATGGCCTTCTCCTGAATTATGGGCAACTATAATGTAGTGTGCGGCTTGGTATGTGCCTGTGCTGAAGGTATCCAGTGTTGTTGTTGAACTCGATACTGTTACCTCTCCTATCACGTTGATGTTTGTTGAACTCCTGTCCGCTTCGTCATCAGCCAATCTTACCCTGTATGCGTGTACCCTAAGGTTAGGTTCTAATCCTGTGGCCTTAAGTTCAAGATTTGATCCATTAAGGGCCGCCGTCAAACCGATCAAGTCATTGTCTCCTGTGTTTACAACATTATATACTGAAACTGTGGCTGTTGTACCGTTGTGAACTACGGAACACTCTAGATTACTGCATTCTGTTTTTGATGCGTTGTTGACTGAAATGTAATACTTTGCACCTCTGAATGATGCGTGTGCCCATGAGTCTATAACTTCACTTGCACTGTCAACGTCTGTGTTGATTACGACTGCCGCCTCGTCCTCACCAGAGTATCCTGTGGAATCATCATCTCCCAAGCCTATCCTATAAAAAGACAGGGAGTTCTCAGGTGAACTTCCAGTGCCCAATAATCTTACATTTCCACTGTCCACGTCTACGGTTGTGTTTATGTGATTATTGGTGCCTGTTTTTGCATTGATAGATGTTGAAAGGAAAGCACCTGAATTGTTATGAACCACGGAGTGCTTTGTGATTTCAAATTCATCACTTGCGTCGTCTCTGTTCACTGCAAGGTACCATGCACCGTCATACTTGGATGTTGCCCAACTGTCTTGTACCACCGTGGCCGACTCTATCCTGTCATGGACGCCCACTGCAGTCACGTGATCAATCTCTGTGGTTGTTTGGAATGATATGGTTGTTGAGGCATCTTGTATGTCAGAGATTCCGAGTAACACAGGCGAACTTAGAAAACTTAACACCTTTGATCCGTTTGTTTTAAACACTTGTCCTGTGGTGCCATCCGCGGATGGAAGTTGGAAACCATTGATTTGTACGTGTCCTGAACCATTGGCGGCAAACGCCAAATTATCATTGGACCTGTTGGCTTTGATAGTGTTGTCCGTTATGGTAACTCCGTCCGCCGAGATTGTTGCACTTGTGAATGCTATTGTATCAAATGTTCCTGCCGCTGGCGTTGTACCGCCTATAGGCACGTCGTCAACAGTGCCCGAGCTCATCGAAACTTTTGACATCTGCACAGAACCTGTGCCGTTGGCTGTAAGAATGAAGTCATCATTGGACCTAGTCACCTTGATGATGTTATCGGTCAGATTTACGCTTGAATCTATAGTAAGGTTACTGACATTTACAACACCTGTCCCACCTGGTGTAAGGTTCAAATCTGCGTTCGAACTGGTAGAAATGATGTTGTCATTGAAACTTAAATTGTCTATTGTTGTTGTTCCAACGAAAGATGACGCACCCGACACAGTCAGGGTTGATAGTGTTGTACCACTTGTTACATCTAGGGTTGAATTGGCAACAACCGCACCATTGAACGTTGGTGTGTCTGCAGTTATTGTCCCGTCAACTATGACTGCATCATTGATGTTCATTGTGGTTGAGTCTGAACTGTCTAAAGTTGTTCCATTTATTCTGATTGGTCCCAATAATACGTCGGCCGAACCACTTGCAGTTATGTTCAGATCCTCATTTGACCTTGTGCCTGTAATATTGTTATCATCGATTGTGATACCGGGTAACACCACAGAACCTGTGCCACCTGGTGTAAGATTTAGATCTGCATTGGAGGCAGTGGCTATGATGTTGTCATTGAAACTTAAATTATCTATGGTCACTGTTCCAACGAATGATGATGCATCAGTGACAGTAAGGGTTGAGAGTGTGCTCACGCCAGTTACTCCCAGCGTCGAGTTGATGGTCACTGCAGAATCTAAAGTAGCGGCTCCAGTGTTAATTGTTCCATCCACGATCAAGTTCTCGTTTATGTTCACAGTGCTGGAGTCTGTGGCCACTATTGAAGTTCCTGAGAAGCCTATTCCGTCTATGACCAATTGACCCGAACCACTAGGCGTGATTACTAAATTATCATTGGTCCTTGTTGTTTTAATGTTGTTGTCATCGATGGTAATCGCTGGGAAAACCACGGCCCCTGTTCCTGAAGGTTTGATTACTATGTCTGCGTCGCTGGCAGTTGTGCTTATGTTATTTTGTATTACGTCTATGTCAGAGAGAACAGCCGGCTCGGCAAAAAGTTCGGTGAAGTTTGCGTTTAATTTGACACCGGCACCCCTGATAGTATCGCCTGTACCATCATCAGGCTGTACTCCGATGTTGATAATTTCCTGGGCCATGTTCTATCCTGCGTCAGCCGTGTCTGCTTTTAGGCTCACCCATGCACCGTTCTCGTACCCCTCAAACTGATTGGTAGTGGTGTTGTAGATGATCATCCCATTTGCGGCAGTGAGTGCATCTCTCTGTGTGGTTGTGAATGAAGCCATTATTATTGGTCTTGCCAATGCAACATTTCCGGTACCTGATGCGTCCAACTCTAGGTCAGCATTTGATGCCGACGTTGTTATGGTGTTGTCTGTGATGCTGATACCACTGTCAATGTCTAATGTTCCTGTGACCTTGGCCCCAGTGTGTGTTACTCTGAATCTTTCTGCCAATGAAGAGCCGTCATGTGTGTTCACAAATACTGTATTCGAAGTACCTGAAGAGCCATCCATCATCAGTTCCGCTCTCACGTTTCCGCCTGAATTTTGGAAACTTATGCCAGGTGTGTTTGCGTCAGAAGTCCTTTGTAGTGTTACTTTCGCCGCCGCACTTTTGATGTGTAATGAAGTGTCAGGTGAGCTTAGTGCACCTATGCCTACTTGACCACCTGCTTTCAACAGTATGTCACCTGTGCCATTATTCTCTATTGTGATGTCGCCATTTGCACCATCAACGATCTCTATGGATCCTGAATCTGTATCACCGTTTGTAGATAGCAATAAATTGAATGCACCATTGGATGATATGTGTCCAACCTCGGAACCACCACCAACGCTGACCAAATCTGTGTCAAGCACTAGGTTTCCTGTGCCACCTGGTGCTATGTTTATATCTGCGTTTGAATCTGAACTTAT